GAGATGGAGCTGGATGTTGCCAAGCGTGCCTACAAGGATGCCTATGACATGGGCGATCCTGAGAGGTTGGTAGAGGCGCAGCAGCAGCTGAACGACGCTCAGTACAAGTTGCGGCGGGCAAGTGAATACGTGCCTGCTTTACAACAGGAAGAAACTGTTGTACAACGCGAGCCAGAAGTGCCGGCACCCCGGCCTGATCCAAGAATGATGGCGTGGCAAGAGCGCAATCAGTGGTTTGGAAAGGATCCGGAGATGACCAGTTTGGCTTTGGGCTTACACCAAAAGCTCGTAAGCGAATATGGTCAGGCTTATCCGTCTACGGACGAATACTGGCAGAAGGTCGATCAGACAATGAAACGACGCTTCCCAGAGGCATTTTCAGATTCGCAAGAAGAAACGCCGTCCACAAACAGACAGCGTACAGAGAAAGCAACGACGGTTGTAGCTCCAGCGACGCGCACGACGGCCTCCAGAAAGGTCAAGTTGAAGCAGTCTACGGTAAACACAATCAAGAAATTGGGTATTACCCCAGAAGCTTACATCCGTGAAATGCAAAAATTGGAGGCCAAAAATGGCTGATAAGACACCACGTAGTATAGAAACGCGAGCAATGGAAGAGCGTCCAAAAGCTTGGAAGCCACCGGAACTGTTACCGGAACCGGATAAACAGCCTGGCTTTGCGTACAGATGGATTAGGGTTTCTACTCTAAATACAGCCGATCCCCGCAACTTTTCCGCTAAACAGCGTGAGGGTTGGGAACCGGTAAAGATAGAGGAGCAGCCCCAGTTTCAATTGATGGTAGACCCCAACAGTCGAATTAAAGGCAGCGTTGAGGTCGGCGGATTAGTGCTCTGCAAGACACCTATAGAGTTTGTCGAACAGCGTAATGCTTACTACAGCAAGCAAGCTGAAGGCCAACTCCAGTCAGTAGACAATAATCTGATGCGTCAAAATGACCCTCGGATGCCTCTCTTTAAGGAATCGAAATCTTCGGTTTCTAAGATGGGCTAACAAACTTTTTGGAGTAAAACATGGCATATCCGACTGTATCGGCCCCTTACGGCCTACGTCCGGTGAACCTGATCGGTGGTCAGGTGTATGCCGGTTCCACTCGTCTCATTAAGATTGCTAGTGGTTATAACACTGACATCTTCTATGGCGACATTGTGAAACTGGTATCTACTGGCACTGCTGAGAAAGACACCGGCACGACAACTGCAACCCCTGTAGGCATTTTCTTGGGCTGCACTTATACCAACCCAACAACCAAGCAAAAGCTGCAAGCTCAATACTACCCAGCTAACACGGTAGCTAGTGACACTTACGCTTATGTTGTGGATGATCCAGACATTCTGTTTAAGGTGGCTGCTGTTTCTGGCACAACTGTTGTGGCTTTCTATGGCCAGACTACTGTTGCTTTGAACGCGCCGCTGGTTCAGAACGCTGGTTCGACCACTACGGGCGACTCAGCTATTGCAATTAACGGCGGCTCGGCGGCAGTTACCGCGTCGTTGCCAATTCGCATTATCGACGTTGTGCCTGATACGGCCAACGCTGGTGGTAGCTTCTGCGAATTTATTTGCAAATTTAACGCACCGTATGTGGTGTCCACCGCAACTTCAACACTGAACACCTCGACCAACGTCGTGACAACTACTGTTACTTCGACCGTCACTGGTGGCCATCAGTATTTGAACCCTGTTGGCGTTTAAGGAGTAAGACATGGCTATTTCACGCGCACAACTACTGAAAGAGCTGCTGCCTGGCCTGAACGCTTTGTTCGGCATGGAGTATGCTCGCTACGGCGAAGAGCACAAGGAAATCTACGAAACCGAGACTTCCGAGCGTTCCTTCGAAGAAGAAACCAAACTGTCTGGCTTTAGTGCCGCACCGGTCAAGAACGAAGGTTCTGCGATCTCGTACGACAACGGCCAGGAAGCTTGGACTGCACGATACAACCACGAAACCATTGCTCTGGGTTTCTCGCTGACCGAAGAGGCCATCGAAGATAACCTGTATGACAGCCTGTCGGCTCGTTATACCAAGGCGCTGGCTCGTGCTATGTCGTACACCAAGCAGGTTAAAGCAGCTGCGGTTCTGAACAATGGCTTCTCCAGCAGCTACCCTGGTGGCGATGGCGTTGCTCTGTTCAGCACAGCTCACCCGCTGGTATCCGGCGGCACCAACAGCAACACTCCGTCAACCGCAGCAGACTTGAATGAAACTTCGTTGGAAAACGCAGTCATTCAAATCGCAGCTTGGACTGACGAACGTGATCTGCTGATTGCAGCCAAGCCCCGCAAACTGGTTGTCCCGCCTGCATTGCAGTTCGTGGCAACTCGTCTGCTGGAAACTGAACTGCGTGTTGGCACCAACGACAACGACGTGAACGCGTTGAAGAACAATGGTTCGATCCCAGAAGGCTATACGATCAACCATTACTTGACCGACACGAACGCATGGTTCCTGACCACTGACGTGCCTAACGGTATGAAGCACTTTGTGCGTACTCCGTTACAGCAGTCGATGGACGGTGACTTCGATACTGGTAACGTTCGTTACAAGTCTCGTGAGCGTTATTCCTTCGGATTCAGTGATCCGTTGGGCATGTTTGGTTCGCCAGGCGCGTAAGAAGAAGGGGGGCGTAAGCCCCCCTTTTTACGTTAATGAAGGTGTTTATGTCTAACTTCATACAAAAGCAAATTGAGTCTTCTGAGCGGCTGTATAAAATGATGCTCACTGATCACAAAGAGCGGGTTGAGAAACTCATGGAGGCATATGCTCTGAGTGCAAGTTTGCAGAAAAAATTAGAAGAACGCGACGAAGAGATTGCAAAACTACGCCGCCAGTTGCAGGCTTATGAGGCGCTAGAGCGGATGTAATGCTGTTTTTGATTTGTAATAATCGTGCTGTAGGATGATTTAGCAGCCGGGGGTGGTTGCTATTTTGACTACGGAGATTATCATGACTGTAACATTTGATATTTCGATTAGCTTGTATGACTTGCTTGACTTGCTGGACTTAGAATTGGTTGACGTTGAAGTTGAAGACGACGGCATAGAGTACGACGAAGACGGTATTGCATGGTGCTACGACGAAGACTTGGACGCTAATTTTTACTTTGACGAAGACCTAGACGACTGGGCTGAAGTAGATGAAGACGGCGTTGCTTGGTACCTCGACGAAGAGACAGGCGCTCTTTATTTCTTTGATGAAGAGTCCGAGGACTGGGTTGAGCAAGACGATTCGGAAGACGAATCAGCATCTTGGTAATTTAAAGGGGCTTCGGCCCCTTTTTTCTTTTTGTTCTTTTTCTGTAGCCGCTCTTCATCGTGCAGCTTTCTGTGGCAATTAGCGCACAGCACAATGCACCGTTCTTCAATCTCTTTTAGTGCCGCTTTATAGTTACTATTTGATAACAATTTATTTACTTTTTTGTTATCCGGTAGCCGTACAACATGGTGAAAATCGAACGTTGCGGGATGTTTTTCCCCACACTGTGTACAAGATAATGTAGCTTTAAAGTCACGCCATTTTTGTCGCGCTTTTTCTTTGTTGGCCTTTGTTTTTGCCTTGACCTTTTCGGCATGTTTTTCGTAATGCCGCTTGGCTATTTTTTTTCTTTGTTCGGGGTCTTTTGCCGGCATGATGCGCATATTCTACTTGCACTTTTTTACTTATGTGCTATAACACGGGCATTCCGGGTGACTCCGGTGCGTCGAACAGTCCCGGCTGACTTCATGCAGATCGACGTACCTAACCGCATGAGGGAAAATTCAAATGGCACTTTCCACTACCCAAAGCATTTGGCGTTCGGGCGGCGGCGATCAGACTCGCACCGCGTATTGTGGCTCCGGCTTGCTGGCTGCCCAGTTCTACATAGCTAACGCAGCTGCTACTGGCGCTAACGTTGTTGTATCTTCTGTCGCTGGCGCTCCTAATCTTATTCTGCCATCGGGCGCAGTTGTCGTATCTGTTGCTATCAACGATGCAGGCGGCGGCACTATTAACCTTGGCACTACTGGTTATACCTCTGGCACCAGTGCCGGCAACATTGCGCTTGGCTTGACTGCTTCGTCGGTTGGCACAACTTCGATTGGTTCTGTTGTGACTGGCTCTGCAACTACCTCAATGGCGTATGTGACCGCATCAAGCAACGCAGCGGGCAGCGGTACTGTTGGTGGTTACTTAATCTACTTTGTGCAAGATCCGCTGGTTGGTCAGCAGAGCGTCTAATTAGGAGGCATCACCATGATGCAAACAGACGTTAAGTCGGCTCACATAGAAGCTACGGGCACTATGGTGTCCGAGCGTACTCGCTTAAAAGCCTATCAGTGCATTTCTGGTGGAACAGCCGGGGACATTATTTTTCGGGACGGCGGGTCCGGTGGGACTATTCGCCTGCGATTTAATATTGGAACCGGTACGCAACCTATTAGTTTGCTAATCCCCGGCGAGGGTATTTTGTTTACGACGGATGTACATGTGACACTCCCAACCTCTGCAAAAGCAACGGTGTTTTATGGCTAAGTCTCCGGCATGGCAGAGGAAAGAGGGAAAGAATCCCAAAGGTGGATTGAACGCCAAGGGACGTGCCTCCGCGAAAGCGCAAGGCATGAACTTGAAACCTCCCCAGCCGGAAGGCGGCTCAAGGAAAAAATCGTTTTGCGCCAGGATGTCAGGTATGAAGAAAAAGCTGACATCTGCAAAAACCGCGAACGATCCGAATAGCCGGATTAATAAAAGTTTAAGGACGTGGAAATGCTGAGTGTTAAACGGGATTGGGGGCGTGTTGCTAAAACCCCCAATGAGGACGGACACTACCGATGCAGCAAATGTCGGGAGTACAAACCGCCTTCACAGTTTAATAAAGCAAAAAACCAAAAATCAGGACTAAGTTATGCGTGTCGGGTGTGTATGCGTATTGACGTGCGTAAATATAATTTACCAGCAAAATACGGTATAACGGCTGCGCAATTTGCAGAAAAGCTGTTAGCGCAAGGTGGTAAATGTGCTTGTTGTGGAATTCAATTTCAAATTGATGGATATAAAGCAGATCGTCCTTGCGTAGATCACAATCACAATACTGGCGAAGTACGTGATTTGCTTTGTGGGAAATGTAATTTAGCGGCTGGAAACGTAAATGACAGTTCCGAGCGAGCCAAACAATTACTTACTTATTTGGAAAAATGGAAGTGTTGAGTATGGAAATGTCATATGTTTGGACTGGCGGTCTGACACTGTTTACCGGTCTTTTTGCTTACATTGCGCATGAGAAGTTTTCTGAGCTGTCACGTATCACGATTCTTTTGAACAAGACGCGTGAAGAAATTGCTCGGGATAATGTGACCAAGGCAGAAGTAGACCGCATCACTGACCATATTGATCAAAGATTCAACCGACTGGAGACAAAGATAGATCAGTTGATTGAGTCGCAACGGAGGGTACTGTAATGGCCAAACAAGATTCTCGCCGCCCTAAAGGGGATACTGGCGAAGCAGAAATTTACACGGAAGAGGTAGGTACTCCGCCAGTTGATCCTGATATGGGATCTGTTAAGGGTGCGAAGCCTTTGCCAACATCAAAGCCGGTCAAGAAAGCTGCTGGCGGCAGTGTTGGATCTGCCTCTAAACGCGCTGATGGCTGCGCTATTCGGGGCAAAACCAAAGGGAAAATGGTATGAAAAAGCGATATGCAGATGGAGGCATGACTACTCAGCCTCAACAGCCTACTTATCCTTTCTATGGCAACCAGCCGGTAGCGTCTACGACACAGCCTCAGTCTGGCGTTAATCAGACATTCAATATTGAACCGACGGCTATGGCGCAGCCACAGAGAATGAAAAAGGGCGGCAAGGTATCGTCTGCTTCTAAGCGGGCGGACGGTTGCGCTACCAAAGGCAAGACACGCGGGAGAATGGTATGAAGAATCCGCAGATGAAAGTTGGCCGCGTGATGCGCGAGTTCAAGAAGGGCGAGCTGAAGTCTTCGTCCGGTCAAAAGGTAACAAACCCTAAGCAGGCCATTGCTATTGGCCTATCCGAAGCTGGTATATCCAAGAAAGCAAAAGGTGGCGAGATGAAAGAGTCAAAAGCAATGGTTAAAAAGGAAGTGTCGTTCATGAAGAAGAAGGGCGCTCCTAAGTCTATGCTGAAGCACGAGATGGCTGAGGCTGGCATGAAGAAGGGCGGCAACGTCAAGAAGATGGCGATGGGTGGCATGGGTCAACGGCCTATTGCCCCTCCGATTGCTAATCCTGTTTCACGTCCTCTTGCTGGGCCTCGTGGCTCTGGTCCTAGAGATGGCGGCCCCCGCAATCCTGGCCCTATGCCCTTGCCAAGAGTAAGAAAGATGATGGCCGCTGGTGGTTTGGCTGCTGGTCACAAATCGGCTGATGGTGTTGCTCGCAAAGGCAAGACTAAAGCAGAGCAGGTCAAAATGGCAGGCGGCGGCAAGACGAAGAAGTATTGCTGATAGAGGCTAGATATGATGCCATCACGCGGGATGGGCGCCGTACGCCCAGCAGTCATTAGGAAGGTCAAGAAACGGGACGGAAACGAACCGGTGACCGTCTACAAGAAGGGCGGCGAGGTGTGGGATAAGCCTCGCCCGAAGGGATTGGGTAAGCCTAAGAAGCTAAGTTCCGCGAAGAAGGCTAGTGCTAAAGCAATGGCTAAGGCTGCTGGCAGACCATATCCAAACTTAGTGGACAACATGCGAGCAGCAAGGAGTAAGTAATGCCAAAGGCGAAGAATGCAGTGTATGGGTTTAGCCCCGGTGATTCCACCGACACTGCCTATGTCCAGCGGTATATCAGGGGTGACCAAGAAATAAAGGACATCCGTGAAAAAGACTATGTATTGCCAAAAGAAGGCGGGAAGAAGAAAAAGTATTGGACGGCTGTTAACCAGCCAAATGTAGATTATCCAGAAGGCACAAAGTTAATCCGTGCACCGCGTGGTGATGTTAAAGAAAACAAAGCAGTATCTGCTGACAGCGTAGAAATACACGACAAAAAGACTGGTAAATGGTCACCAATAAAGGGAAACAGTCTTGGCGGTAGCTCCGGTGCCGGTAGTTCAATGGACAGGAAAGAATTACAGTTGGGGGCAGAGCTTGACCCCAAAGCAATGATGAAGCGTGAAGGCTACAAAAAAGGCGGTAAAGTTAAGTCTGCCTCTGCCCGTGCGGATGGCATAGCAATTCGTGGAAGAACGAGAGCTTAAAAATGGCTGAAACAACCACCACTACTAACTTTAACCCGACTCTTAATGACCTGATTGAAGAGGCGTTTGAGCGCTGCGGGCTTGAGCTGCGTAGTGGCTATGATTTCCGTACCGCTCGTCGTAGCCTGAACTTCATGCTGACGGAGTGGGCGAACCGTGGCATTAACCTGTGGACGATTGAGCAGGGACAAATAACGCTTGTGCAGGGGCAGATAACCTATGACCTTCCTGTCGATACCGTTGATCTTCTTGAACACGTTATTCGTACTTTCCCTAGCTCTATTGCCAACCAGACTGATATCAACATTAACCGGATCTCGATATCCACTTACTCCACTATCCCAAACAAGCTAACGCAGGGGCGCCCGATTCAGGTGTGGGTGAACCGCCGGTCTGGGCAGACTACGGACGGTGAGATTCTGTATCCTCAGATTAACGTCTGGCCTTCGCCGGATCAGGGAACGGAAGAGTCTCCGTACTACTACTTTGTGTACTGGCGGCTGCGCAGGATGTATGACGCCGGCAACGGTGCGAACGTGGAAGATATTCCATTTCGCTTCCAGAATGCGCTGGTGGCAGGACTGGCATACATGTTATCAGTCAAGCTGCCGGATGCGTTGCAGCGCGTATCAATGTTGAAACAGCAGTATGACGAGGCTTGGGAGTTGGCTGCGGGCGAGGATCGTGAGAAAGCGCCGGATCGTTTGGTGCCACGGATGATTACTTACAGGTGATGTATGAAAAGCCCATTTGATAAGGATGAGCTGTTGCTTGCATGGATTGCCGGGTTCTTTGATGGTGAGGGATGCGTAATTGTTGAATTGTCAAATATGCCAGGATGTATTCGTGGCAAACGCACTTCACTGCACGCCACTTTGACACAAACAAGTACTGAATGTCTTGAGCTGGTGAAAGAACGATTTGGTGGGAATGTTAAGGTTTCTGATGTGCGCAAAGAAAATACGCGCCGTTGGGCTGTCCAATACACATGGGTTGTGCGTAACGAAAACGCATTAAAGTTTTTTGAAGCAATTTTGCCTTACGCTGTAGTTAAAAAATCTCAAATTGAGTTAGCTTTACAGTATCCATTGTTTAATGAACATGGTAAAAAGTTTGGCAGAGTAGACAATCCAATACCAGACAGCGTTTGGGAAAAAAGGTTACAGATTAGAACCGGACTGCAAGAAATTAGGCAGAGTATGAAAACTGCTGCAACTGTACTGGAGGCTGCTTAATGCCGAGCAAATACGCTTCTGGCAAAAAAAGTATTGCCGAGTGTGATCGGTGTGGGTTTCGTTATATGCTGAAAGAGTTAAAAACTCTGACCATTAAAACGAAAAATGTAAAAATTAAAGTATGCCAAACATGTTTTGAGCCTGACCAGCCGCAGTTAAGTCTTGGTATGTACCCGGTCAATGATCCTCAAGCTGTACGGGAACCTCGGCCAGATGTAAGTTATATACAGTCGGGATATACCGGTATACAGACGAAGTTTAATACTGGGCCTGCGGAAGATGAGACAGGTTATCCAGGCGGCGGTAGCAGGATTATTCAGTGGGGTTGGTATCCGGTAGGCGGATCTAGGGCTAACGATGCTGGACTGACGCCGAACAATTTGGCGGTGCCGGGGGTAGTAAATAGCGTAACCGTATTAACAACGTAGGAGTTCAGAATGGATACTAGCAAGATGAAAGCGATTGCCGGTAAGGCGGTCAAAAGCCACGAAAAGCGTATGCACAACATGGCAAAAGGTGGCGTGACAGGCGAAGCCATGAAAAAATACGGGCGCAACATGGCACGTGCTATGAATCAGCGTGGCAACTCGAGAGGTAAATAATGGCTAAGTTCTCGATGAAAAAGCAGGGGAAGGAAGTTGGCTCCGCAGAAGTATATGCCCCACCGCACACGATGGAAGGCGGCAAGACCAGCATTGATACGTACAGCAAGTACACGCCTGGTGCGAACGTGCTGAATGAGATCAATCCGTCGGTCGGCGGTATCAGCAAAGGCAACTACAAGCCAATCAACCCATACGGTGTTGGTGAGATGCGTGGTTACGGTGCTGCTACTAAGGGTCGCAAGATCAGCGGGAAGATGGGCTGACATGACTTACACAGAGTTAAAAGCCGCTATTCAGGCGTATACCGAGAATTACGACTCAGATTTTGAGACGTACATAGACACGTTTATCCGTCAGACGGAGACGCGGGTATACAACTCTGTGCAAATCCCTGCGCTGCGCCGGAACGTTACCGGCCTGCTGACAGCGGAGAATAAGTATCTATCTGCCCCAGCTGACTTCTTGGCGGTGTACTCGCTAGCGGTCGAGGATCAGGACGGCCAGTACCACTATCTGTTAGATAAGGATGTGAACTTTATCCGTGAGGCGTATCCCACGCCGACAGATCTTGGGCTGCCGCTGTACTACGCCATCTTTGGCCCGACAGTAACGAATGGCACGGTTACTAACGAGCTGACGTTCATTCTGGGTCCGACACCCAATCAGGCGTACAACGTTGAGATGCACTACTACTATTACCCAGAGTCTATTGTGGATGCTCAGACAACTTGGCTGGGTGATAACTTTGATCCGATCCTTTTGTACGGTTCGCTGCGTGAGGCGTACCTGTTTATGAAGGGCGAGGTCGATATTATTCAGAACGTGGACGCCAAGTACAACGAAGCTATGGGTCAGCTGAAACGTCTTGGAGACGGCCTCGAAAGGCAAGACGCTTATCGTTCTGGCCAGCTTAGGGTTAAGGTGACGTAATGGCGCTCCGTCAAGGATTGACCACAAGCTTTAAGAAAGAGATTCTGCTGGGTCAGCATAATCTTGAAACGAACACGCTGAAGATTGCGCTGTATACGGCGCTTGCTACGCTGGACGAGAACACGACGGAATACACCACGACGAACCAGATCACTGGTACAGGCTATACGGCAGGCGGTAAAACGCTGTCGGGGGTGTCGGTGTCTACGTCAGGGCTGATTGCTTTTGTCAGCTTTGACAATGTGGTGTGGGATCCGGCGTCATTTACGGCGCGGGGCGCGTTAATTTACAACGCGAGCGTGAGCAACAAGTCGATAGCGGTTTTGGATTTTGGGTCTGACAAACAGACTACGACCAAGTTTACTATTGAAGTACCGCCCGACACGGCAACGGCGGCGATCATTCGTATAACGTAAGGAGTTCCTATGTATATTGCAAAATCAAAATTGGGCGAAACCGTTCAGGCTGGCGTAGGAAGATCTACGGTAAGTGATGGCCGTGTGAAGCTTGGCGGTGTTTTTAAGGTTGAGTGCTTTGGTCCAGACGGCAAGAAAAAGTGGGAGGACACGTTCCCTAATCTTGTTGTGAATCAGGGTCTGCAAGACTTGAACACCAAATACTTTAAAGGTTCGGCATATACCGCTGTTTGGTATCTTGGCCTGATCACTGGCCCAGGATCGGGGACTACTTATGTTGCAGGCGATACGTTGCCTTCTCATGCTGGCTGGACAGAAGACACCAACTATTCTGGCAACCGTAAGGCGGTGACGTTTGGTACGGCGACTACTGCTGATCCATCTGTGATTGACAACTCTGCTAGCCCAGCTACGTTTAGCATTAACAACACCACCACGATTGCGGGTGCGTTTTTGGCATCAAGCGCGTCTGGTACGTCGGGCGTGTTGTTCTCGGAAGGCGACTTTACTGGCGGCGATAAGACTGTGGCCAACGGCGATACGCTGAACGTCACCTATACCTTCTCGGCTGATGCAGTTTAATTAAGGAATCACTATGGCTACCAAGTTTAAGAAGGGCGAGACAGTCAAGTTGAATGTTGCTACGCCTCAAGGTCCAGTAGAAGCTTTGCGCATAGATGAAGATGGCAACGTCCAGTATCTGATGTCGTGGACGGATGCTGAAGGGCAGGCGCATTCTCGTTGGTTTGATGAGGAACAACTAGCCGCTGCGGAGTGATGAATGTCGGTAGGCGGCTGGGGTTCCGGCACATGGGGTCAAGCCGGATGGGGGATGTCGGTCTACTACGAAGATGTAGCGGACACCGTCAGGCTTTCAGATTCTCAGGCCGGCGCCAGAACGTCATCTCATGCAGTCAGTGAGACAGCAAGGTTTAGTGACAGTAATTCTGTAAGAGTAACGTTTGATGGGCAGATAGATGAAGATGCCCAGTTCGATTCAACGGTTGCGGCAAGACAGACAGCAGTTAGTCAGTGCAGTGAAACTGTAAGACTGAGTGATACGGTTGCGGCGATATACACCACAACTGGGGCAATAGCAGAGACGGCAAGGTTAGATGCGGCAGTATCTGGCGTACAAACTGCCAACGGTTCGATTAGTGAGCAGGTACGGGTATCAGATACAAATCAGGCAAGTATTCCGTTCTCTGCGGCAATAAGTGAAAGAGCAGAGGCTTATGACTTAGTTAGCTCCTCGTCGGTTTTGGTTAGTTCTTTCCAAGATCGGGTTGAGATGCGTAGCACTGAGTCGGCCAGACAGACGGCTGTTTCGGCAATAAGTGAGACGGTCAGGGTTAGTTCTACAGAATCTGCGGTAGCAAGTTTATTAAGTTCAATTGCAGAATCAATAAGAGTAAGTAACACGCAGGCGGCGCAGGCGGTTTTTAGAGCAGATATAGATGAGGATGCGCAGTTTGACTCTTCTGTCTCTGGGGCGCAGACGGCGAATGGGGCAGTTTCAAATACGGTTAGGTTAAGTGAAACCCAGTCTG